CGGGAGTCGATCGTCAATTCTCAACTACAAATAGGAACCTCTTATGAGTTTAAATAGAAATTCTTCGGGCCGAAAGGTCGGTCGTCGCGAGACGATTTGGTTCCTCCTCACGGGCGCCGGTTTACTGGGTGGGTGCGTATCTCCATCCGGTTACAAGCCGGCTCTCCCTGAGAGTTGCGAATGGTTGAAGTTTCCGTACACTTGGGTGTGCATCGATCCCAAAGAAGGGAATATGCCCGTCCCCAAGCAGGAAACCGAAATGTGGAAACCCCTTCCACTGGACAAGCTAGACTGGGTCTACGAAGAACCAATATCGTACGAGGAGCTACGAAGCCTCCGCAAGGAAGCTGAGTGTCTCCTCCAGGCGATTGGTTCTGGCCCACTTCACTAGGAATCCACCAAGTGACCACTGGCTACTGGATGACTGGTCCCTGGAGCTTAATTGCTCAGGATCATATCCATGCGGGTAAGTCGTGGAGCGGCGTTGATGGCAAAACCATCGAAGACCGTTTTACGTATAAACCCAAGTGGAATTCGTACGAGATGGCTCACGGAAAGTTTTACTCGCATAATCCGAATCAAATCGGATATTACGAGAAGGCTACCGGTGTGGTGCATGTTCGTGATAATCACGACTTCTACAACATTTACGGGCCTCTTGGTGGGGCTGGTTGGTTATACCAACAGTTCCCCGACAGTCAGTTCAATCAATATTGGACTGATCGTCAGGAGTTGGCACTTCTGGCGAAATTATTGAAAAAAGTTAAGGGTCATGACCTAGATTTAGGGGTCTCCTTAGCCGAAGTAGATAAACTGGCTACGACAGTCTCTGGTACGCTGAAAAATCTTGCCTTCGGTGCAAGCGACCTTGCAAGAGGAAATTTTGCAGGGTTTGCTCGAAGGTTTGGGACTTCTCCTCCGTCACAAAGGGCGGCGCGTAAGTTGCGAACTTACGATGTACCAGGAAGGTTCCTTGAGATGCGCTACGCGTGGACGCCAGCCATTAATGACTGCTACGAGGCTAGTAAGGCCTTTGAGCAGATTAGTAGTGGCCCACGACAAGCCCGGACTCGTGCCGGCAAACGTAGGCAAGCTATATCGAGAGAGACAACCAACTATGGTTGCCCAATTGATGTAGCCGTTGAGGTAAGGCGTTCCTACATCTTCGAACAATACGAAGAAATGGGGTTCGCCAGGCAGCTGGGTCTCGCAAACCCGGCGACGATCCTATGGGAGAGACTCCCCTGGTCGTTCGTCGTCGATTGGTTCATTCCAATCGGAAGCTACTTAAACCTAATCGGCCAGATACCGTTCATGAAGGGTAGGTGGTGCAGGACGTCCTCTATACGCCGGACTGCTCGCGCAACTGCGCAGCATCCCGAAACGGCAGAGTTTTCGCCAAGGCCCCCTTACCCCGATTGCGATTCAAACCGGTTCAATCTAAAGCGTGATACCGACTTCCCTTTCCCGCCTGGCATCCCATTCCCGAGTTTTCGGGTACACGGGGCTGTTCAGGGTAAGAGAGTGATGAACGCTATAGCTCTTGCGTCTCAGATATTTCTGAAACTAGGCACAAAAAATGATCTGGGGAATTTTGTCCCAGATGTGAACCTAGACTGGTGATGAGCACTTGGTAAGTGTTCCGACCACCAGAAGCAATTAACCGGACGTGGTTTGCCCGACCAGGGCGATAAGCGTCTAAAACCTCACAATATGGAGAATGCAGCATGGCTGCGATGACAAACATCCTTGTAAAGGATGACTCGAACCCCCTTGTTGAGCTGACTTTGGTTCCGGTCACGAGCAATCGCCCGAAATGGCGAGCGCAAGTGTCCGGAGTGCCGATCGACGCTCAGGTGACGGTAGAGCTGCTAGTCAACGAGAAGTTGAAAGATGGCAACTACCGGCGGGTTATGAAGCTCGAGGTCCCCGAACTGGAGACCCTCGGGACTGCGGGAACGTCGGCAGGGTACGTCGCGCCACAGAAGGTGGCGTTTCGTACTCCGTACACGGTCTCCACGATTGCAAATCAACGTGGAACGGCGGCTTCAGCGGCTAACGCCCTGAAGATCTGCCTGGGTCTGATGCAGGGTGCTTCAAGCACCACTGCGACAGGAACCCTGGACCAGAGCTCGGCTGCGGATGCTGTTAAAAGCAGTACCGCTCCGTTCGTCCGGTTCTTCGTGTACGGTGAGGATCCGTTCTAGATCCTCCACAACTACCGGTTAATTCCGGGAAGACCGATCGTCAACTTTAATATGAGGTTATGATTCCTTATGTCTAAGACTAAACAGTGGGATAGATGGATCTATCCAATGACAAAAGAGGCTGATGAAGCCTTTTGTTCCCTCGTGGCTGCAGAGCTGCGTAGCAGTGGGGTGTATTCTGACCACATGTCAGAACTGGTCCATGCTGGGAAATACCGTGATGTCGTGCTAACAAAGGTCCCGAAAGACCTTGACTTAGTTGACTATCGCGGGGCTACCCTTATTCAGGCGCTGTTTTCCAAAAACGGTGACCTGGACCTTGGATTCAACCCTCTGAAGGCAGCTGTGGAGGCGGCAATAGCCGCCGAACTGCAGTGCGGTAGAGTAAACGAGTACTTCGGACAGACTTGCCCCTATGGGGGCGTTGCAATGGCGATCTCGCTAGCGCGACGGAAAATCAAGAAAGTCTTAGGGAAAGTCCCTACTTTAGACAGTCTCAGGTTCCACTTCGGGCCCGGGGCTTCCACGACTGTAAAACGGGCCGATGCTTGTTTCGAGAACAAGCTCGATGCCCCTCTGGTGTGTAGCGAAGAAATGCTACCCGTCATCGACCA